ATACAACAGGTCACTCACGGACATACGTGCTGAGCTTGTCAGGCTGTACGAGCAATATCAGATACAAGGCGAGCTTACACGGGCTCAGGCTACACGGTTCGTTCGCAACTCTCAGATGGAGCGGCGGATAGTTGAGTTGATGCAGCCGTATCTGACTGAGAACATCGACCTGATACAACGGGCTTCATCGGTATCTATCGAGGAGAGCTTCTACCGGCACGGCTGGGCTGTAACGCAGAATGCAGGTGTTGACTTGAGTTGGGGGATTATCAGCGATCAGTCAGTACGGGCGGCTGTAGGGATAAGTGGAGAGATGGGTGCGCTACAGGGCTATATGTCAGCTAATGAGATAGCGCAGCACGCCAGGATACTTGATAATGCACTGACTAATTATGTAGGCGATACGCGGCGTTGGCTCACTCAGGACATTACACAAGGTGTAATCCGTGGCGAGTCAATACCGAATATCACACGACGGCTTCGGGAGAGCGGTGTGGCTAGGTCGTACCGTTCGGCGATGAGGATAGCACGTACTGAGACGTTGAGAAGTACCGGGCTTGGGGCCCAGATAGCCTATCAGCAGTCTCGGGATCTCGGCGTAAGCATAACTGAAGTATGGGACGCTACCATTGATAATAGTACACGTCCTGACCATGCCGAGCTTGACGGGCGGCGGAAAGACCAGCCGGAAGGGTGGGCTATAGACGGCGTGTTGGTAGCAGGGCCACGGAGAAGCGGTGTTGCAGAGTTCGACATCAACTGTCGGTGCGACATCAACCCAGAGGTGGACGGCTATGCACCGAGCGTTAGACGTATACGAGATGAGGGTATACAGCCCTATCAAACGTATGGCGACTGGGCTCGGCGTAATGGCATAACGAGAAATATATACGGGCAGGAATTCACGTTCCTGACAAGGGAGTAAAGGATGGCTGAAGAGAAAACTAACCAAGCGGCTGAGCCGAATGGAGAGCAGGACGAGACACAGACTGTAACAGCTGAACAGTTTGAGGAAATTAAACGGCAGCTCGAGGAGACCCGTAAGGCGCAGTCTGGTTCAGACCGTACCGTAGCAGAGCTACGAAAGGCCTTGGAACAGAAGGAGCAAGAGGCGTCGAACGAGAAGAAGACCGTACAGCAGCAGGCAGAGGAACGTATAGCAGAGATAGAGAAGAAGCTACAGCAGGCCGAGCGTGACCGATTCACGGCGACTCAGAAAGGCCTTGCGCAGCAATTGCTCTCAGAGAAGGGAATCAAGGCGCCTTCGTTCATTGATCGCCTTATAGGTGACGATAGCGAGGCTACTGAGGCCGCAATCAAAGAGTACATCGAGTCTATCGAAGAGACTAAGTTATCTGCCGCTGACAAGTTCGCACGAGAGAATGGCCGAAAGGTCACAGACACCGGAAAGGATAGTGGCGTAGGTACTTTTGACGAGTACACGCCGGAACAGGTAAAGCGCATGTCAACTGAAGAGTTTGAGCGCGTGTTCTCCAACTCCGGTAAAAAATAGGAGTAACAAATGGCTTTAGAGCAAATACGTCCAGAAATATGGGCGCGTCGGCTTATCATTGATACCGACAAGGCACTTGTCTTTCGCAATGTTGTGAACATCGACTATCAGGGTGAGATCACACAGGCGGGAGATGTAGTAAGAATTAACGAGATCGGCCCGGTGACTACGAACGACTACACCGAGGACGGTACTATTTCATACCAGACGATGACCGCGGCCCAGAAGGAGCTGCACATCGACCAGAAGAAGTACTTCGCTGTACTGCTTGATGACGTTGCACTTGCACAGGCTCAGGACGAGTCAGGGCTTATGGCCGCTGTCTCTGCCAAGGCTTCGTTCAGTGCGGCTGATGTCATCGACAAATTCCTGGCGGGGCTGTACACCGGCGCAGGCGTTGCTACGGCTAACCTTGGTGATACCTCGACTGGGCTTGATATGTACGCGGTTGGTGATGGCTTTGACCAGGTCATTGCTGTATTCACCAATATGCACCGTTATCTTGACGAGGCAAATGCACCAAGCCAGGGACGCTGGGTAGTTGTACCGCCATGGTTCCACGGTTACCTTCGATTCGCGCAGATGATCGACAACGTAGAGGGCGGCATCAAGGCTGGGCTCACTACTCGTGGTGGCAATGGTTTTGTAGGTACCTTCATGGAATTCGAAATCTACAGTTCGAACAATGTCGTGACCACATCTGGCACTGACCGTGCGGTTATGTTCGGCACGATGGACGCGATTAGTTACGCATCTCAGGTTGTCAGGGTAGAGACTGGCCGACACTCTGACTACATGGCTGACTATATTCGTGGGCTGTATGTCTACGGTGGCAAGGTAGTTCGTCCTGACCGACTCGGAGTTGCAATTCTGGCACCTGCTGGGCTTAGCACTTAATAGGAGATTATAGATATGGCTGGTGATTCTGCACTAACGATTCAGAGCGCAACTCTTAACGGTTCGCTCACATTTTCGACTAACGACACGGACTACATGAAGACCGTGCTCTCATCTACGGCGGCTCTTACTGTGACTGTAAGCGCGGAGGATGCGAGCAAGCTTGTGCTCCTCGTAGACCGACCGGCTGATGCCGCTAACCCGACTATTCTTGTAGAGGATGGCGGGGCAGATGCATTCACAGCTGGTTCACAGGGCAATCTTTCGCTACTCACCACTGAGGCTGGAGAGTATATTCTCGGACCGTTCGAGACTTCTCGGTTCCAGGACACGGGCGGTAAGATCAATATTACAAAAGACACGACTGATACTACTATTGTGTATGTGCGTGCACTTCTGTTGCCATAAGGAGGTATAATGGCAAAGGCTAAGGAAGCTGAGGGTCGGAAACGGCCCTTGGCTATTGTTGGGACTGCGGGTTCATCCGGCGCTGCTCCTTATGATGAGGAGATAGACGGCAAGCCGTTGTATGAGATATGGTCCGTAGGAACGGCGCAGGCGAAGGAAGATGTAAAACGTATTGACAGGCTCTTCGAGTTGCATCCCAAAAGGTACTGGGGCCAATTGGCTGTCCAGGCGCGTATGAACGAGTTTGACGGGCCCATCTACATGCAGGACCATTACGAGGATATACCCAAATCGGTAAAGTACCCGTATGATGAAGTCAAGAAGAAGTTCATGCTCCCGTCGATGGGCGATAACCTGTACGTGACAAATACCATAACGTGGATTATTTTGCTGGCTATCCATGAGGGCTACAAGGACATCAATCTGTACGGTGTACACATGGCGCACGAGTCAGAGTATGCCTATCAGCGTAGTTCATGCAGCTGGGCTTTGGGGATTATCCATGGGATGATTCTACAGGGTGAGGACATCAAGCTATATATTGCGCCTGAGTCTTCACTGTTCAAGGCCGAGTATGAGTATGGGTTCGGCGAGCCTACAAGGCAGATGGAGTACGTCAAGGGGCGTATGAACGGGCTCAGCAAAGGGATAGAGCAGGCGCGACAGCAGATCAACAACTTGCAGATTAGCGTATACCGTTCTGAGGGCGCAATGCAGGAAGATAAACATATATTCGAGAAGCTAGCGGGGTTCAACTAATGTTAATGAGCGTGACCGATGTTAAGACGATACTCAATCTCACAACGTCAGAATATGACGCACGAATCGCGTACTTGCTGCCGTTGATTGAGAAGGACATTATCTCATACCTCGGCCACGCTTTTCAGGACAAGTACGTGTATCGGTTCTCAGGCAGCGACTTCACATTCGTAACTGGCGACTCCGACACGGGCGACTACATCACCGACGCTGAGGGCGAGTTCATCGATAGGGGCTTCTCCTCGACAATGGACATCGTGATAGAGGGTGGCGGAGCCAATTTTGGATACTACCATTTGTCAAGCGCGACGGCCACACGGCTTGTTACCGATGACTACGGAATATTTGTAGACCAGAATCAGAACGATACTATCGAGGACAACCCGATTGGCACGGTTACTATATCACGGGTTAAATGGCCGCGTGAGCTCAGGTTAGCGGCGGCAAAGATGCTGTGGTATCAGATGGACAACGCAAGGACAGATGATGTGAAGAGCGAGAGCTTAGACGACTACTCAGTAACGTATGCCGGTAGTAACGCCTACCCTGTCAGGGTGGTGAAGATGCTCGACAAGTGGAAAGTGATAGGGTTCATCTAATGCCGCAAACTGTCACCAGTTATCAACAAGTGAGTACATTTTATGGCAATTAGCGACTACTACACTCAGACAGTTACAGCGATAACGGCAAGCGGAAGTACTGACGAGTTTGACACATCGACCCGCGTGCTCACTGAGTCCGGGACATTCCAAGCTGCGGTGAACCTGTTAGCAGGCAATGAGCGATACATAGCGGGGCAGCCTGAAGTACTGGCCGATTACAAGGTGTACTCGGAGGCGCCGACTACAGTCGAGAATGGCGACCTCCTGTTGTGGGATAGCAAGTACTATCGGGTTGTACAGCAGCCTAAGAACACGCTACAGCGCAATCACCATGTCATTCTGTACATGAGGCAGGCCGAGGATGTTTAGCGTCAACGTTATCCGTCGTAAACGGATGAATGCTGAGAAGCTAAATGGTGCAGTAGAACCATTTCTGAATGAATCGGGTGCTCTCGTAACAGGACGGGCTAAAAGACTTGTTAATATTGTAACAGGAAGGCTGAGAGGCAGTATAACATATCAGACGATGCGCGACGGGAGCGGTGTAGAAGATGCGGCAACTTCAGGTGATAAAATAAGCAGGCCCAGCGCTGTCAATGTTGTCAAGTCAGGAACAAACGTAGAGTATGGGCCGTACGTTGAATACAAGCGAGGGTACTCGTACCTGAGAGAAGCATTAGACAACAGCCGGAGGGACGTCACACAGATAT